ATCGTGTTGCCGGTGATGGCGAGAGAGTGCGGGCTGATCGCGGTCGTGGCCGGGTCGGGGATCGTGCCCTTGATGCCCGACCAGCCGGTGCCGGTGATGATGTTGTCGGCGATGACGGACCGGCGCCAGCCGTATGCGTAGATGCCGTCTTGCAGGGTGCCGTCGATGCGGCAGCCGATGACCTGGATGTTGTCGTAGGTGACGCCTGCGGTCACCGTGTGGCTGCCGATGGCCCGGCCGAAGGAGCCGAGTCGCGTCGATGATCCGAAGTAGCAGCCTTGGACGAGCACGTTCTTCGACGGCGTGTTGTCGAAGCTACCGATCGACGAGGAGCCCGACTTGGCCATGTCGATCTGCACGGCCTCGGAGAACTGGCGGACGCTGCCGACCGAGTTGTCCTTGAACCCCTCGAAGCGGCAGTTGATGGCGCGCGCCCCGTCGGTGCTGTTGAACTCGAGGGCGTGAGCCGTGGAGCAGTTCCGGAACGTCGCGTCCTTCACGAGGACGTCCGCGCAGTGGACGAAGTTCACGATGTCCGTCTCGGCGGTCACCGTGCCCACCCCGGCGTCGGCCGCGTTCCCGTCCCACGTGCCGCCCAGGACCTGGATGTGCGAGTGCCCGGTGTAGCCCGAGAACGTCTCGCTGCCCGTGAAGTTACGCAGGAGGCCCGCGCTCGTGCCGATCGCTTTCAACGTCGCGCCGTAGGCCCACAGCGTGGTGTTGTCGTAGATCACGAGGAACGTGCTGACACCGTATGTCCGCCCAGCAGGCAGGAAAACCGTTCCGCCGCCGGCCGTGTTCGCGGCGTCGAGCTGGGCCTGGATGACGGCGCGGTCGTCGGTGCTGCCGTTGCCGACTGCGCCGGTGACCATGAACCAGCGGGCGGATGGCAGGTCAGGCAGGTTCGGAGCCGTGATGTCCCCCTCGAACGTGACCGGTTCATGGAAGGTGACCGGGCCTGCCACGTCCTGCTCGTCGCCCGTGGCCAGGTCCAACTTGCCGTCGACGGCGTCGCTGGCTGCCTGCGCGGTCTGCAGTGCACTCGAGGCGAGCTCGCGCGCGGCCTGGTACCAACGCACCGGGCTGCTGCTCGCATCCAGGTACTCGAAGTCGATCTCTGTGACGTCCGCGGCCTTGAACGTCCGCACCGCCCCTGGGGCGCTGGAGTCCGCTGCGTTGGTTCGCAGGGTGGCGATGGGGGTGGTGCCGTCCGCCTCGAACAGGGCGGTGACCGTGGCGCCGGTGCCGGCGACTTTGACGAGGAGCGGGTAGTTGGGGACGACGTTGCCGGCGTCGTCGGTGAGGACGTCGGCCGGAGTCCCGCCGAAGGTGTACAGCGTCATAGGGTGTCCGCTCCCTTCAGTCGAGCCAGTAGGAACCAGAGATGTCGACCCAGGCGACGCCTCCCGTGCCCGAGTCCTGGGTGCCGTCCTGCGAGTACCAGATGAGCGAGCCTCTGGCCCCGAGGGCGTTGGCGTCCTGGTCAGGGGAGAAAACCTCGACGCGGCCCACGCCGGTCATGGCGTCGCCGGTGAGGCTGGCCCCGCCCGCGAACGAGCAGATCTGGGCGGGGATGTAGTCGGTCGGGACCGTGCCGAGCTTCACGCCGGAGACGGTGATGAGGCCGCTGTCGGTCCGCTGAATACGGCCGCGGAGGTAGGCGCGGCCGCGGTCGATGCGGGCCTCGGGTGTGGTCTGTCCGGCCTCGTATCCGGAGGCCAGGGTGATGGGCTCCCAGTCGGCCACCGGCTCCCACACCGTGATCCAGGCGTTCGAGACCGAGGAGACCTTCACCCATGTGGTGCCGTTGAGGGCGACGGCGACGGTCTGGGCGGGTGCGGCGGAGAGAAGGGTGTCGCGGTCGGCGACGTCGTCGACGTGCTGCCAGAGGTGAGGGTCGATGGCCTCCGCAAGCTCCGCGAGGTCGCCCGGTGCTGTGGGGCCGTCACCGCCGCCGGGCACGGGGAGTTGGGCGTATCCGAAGGTCGCCATGGGGCTCCTAGGAGAACGTGATCGTGATCTGTCCGCCGGTGACGGCCATGTAGTCGCTCGAGCCGGAGGCGTAGATCGCCAGTCCCTTGGCCGAGCCGGATGCGAGGGCAGTGCGCCAGCTCGCCGGGAGTGTTGCCGAGCCCTTCGCCCCCGCGGAGAGCCGGAGTAGATCCTCCGGCCCGTCGCCCAAGTTGAGTTGGCCGGAGGGCGGGCTGCTGTGGCTGTGCAGGTAGAGATGCATCGGCCTCTTGGCGTTGACGCCGGCGCCCGACTTGCGGGCGAACGCGACCTTCATCGAGGCGACGGTTTTGCCAGTGCAGGCGTTCTGGATCGCCGACCCGTAGAACCAGCCGCCGCGCCGGTTGCCGCGGCCGGTCCAGTCGCCCTGCACGGGCGTGGACGCGTACTCGTCCGGGCGGCCGCCACGCCACGAACCGGAGTCCGTCGGCGACACGGTGGTCGGCTTCGGCGTAGGAACAGCGGGCGTACCAGGCGACGGATCGGCGACGGACGCGACCTGAAAGTAGACCTCGATCTTGCCGTCGACCTTGCGCATATAGACGGCGGAGGCCGACTGCCACCCGCTGCCCGCGGGCGCGCCCGTGCCGTAGGTGGCGGCGCGCACTACCTGCAAGTCCTGGAATGCCTGCTCGGCTGCCGCCTGAACGCGAGCGGTGTCGGTCTCGGCAGGATCGTCGCCCAAGCGCCACAGCACGACGGGTTTGGCAGACATCCGGACGGCGACCCAGTCGCCGGCCGCACGGTCGCGGTAGGAGTCGGGGCAGGCCACGTCCAGCAGGAGGTCGCCCGTGCCCAGGTCGAGGTTGACGCGGCCGGACGCGGTGACGTCGGCGACCATCAGGGAGACAACGTCGCCACTTGTGCTGGTCGCGGCGAGCAGCTCGGCGCCGAGGAGTTCGGCGGCGTCGGCCATCACAGCCTCCTCGACGTGGTGCGGGTCTTGCAGGACATGGAGGCCGAGCCGAGCGTGTAGCTCAGGGAGTCGATGATGTGCCGCTCCCACACGGCCGGGTCGACTTCGACGGCCACGACGTCCCCCGGCTCGAGCGCCGGGTTACATACCGAGGTGAGCGACAGACTCGACTGCACACCCAGGCTGTCTGCGAGCTTGGCGCGGGCGACGCGCAGCGCCTGCCCGTAGTCGGTGATGACCGAGGAGGCGTAGCGCTGGACACGTAGCCGGACCCCGGTCAGCCCGAGCCGCTGCGGTGCACCCGGGTCACCGATCGGGTCCGGCCCCGCATAGGTAATGGAGTTCGGATCGTCGTCCCAGGCGAACGCGGGACCGATCGCCGGGCTCCCGTCGCCACCGTCGCCGGTGACCACCCACACGTTGGCGAGACCGTCGCGACCCTGCTCCTTCTGCGGCTGAACGAGAGCACCGCCCACGCCACGAGCGATCGACCACACGACTGGGTCCGCCAGAGTGGGGACCGGGCCGACGGTGACGACGCCACGGGCGTCCACCCAGATCTCACCCGCCAGCGCGGCCGCGATCCCGGTGGCCGCACCGGTGGAGTCACTGCCGGCGGACAGCACCGCCCACCGGTCCTCGGACGCGGCGATCTGCGGGACTTGCGTGTCTGGGTCCACCCCGGCACGCCAGGCTACGGGGATACCGGGCAGTGCCTCGGCGACCAGGTCGGGCACGAGCGTGCGCGCGGGCCCGGGGCCGACCGCGCGCGCCACCGGGAAGGCCGCGTCCCGCAGGTCGTCCTCGAGGCCGTCCAGCTCGAGGCTGATCCCGCCCGTCCTGGTGGCGCTGGTGCGGGTGACGGAGTAGCGGCCAGCCGCGACCCAAACCGGGTCCCTGCGGGGCAGGACGATACCCTGCCACAGGCGGACGTTCGTCGAGACGGAGTTGATGCCGTCCCGCCCCTGGACGACACCGGTGACCTCGGCCTGTCCGGTGTAGCGGGTCTCCGCGGTACGGTCCGCCGTGATCGACGCCGATCCGGCGACGAGCCCACACCTCGACCAGCTGGTGCCGCCGTCATTGGACCACTCGGCGTAATACGGGCGGCCGATCGCCTGCGGCAGCGCGGCCAGCACCTCGGCGCCGATCGGCATCACCCGAGGACACCGTTCGTCGCCAGCTGCTGATAGGAAGCGAACGTCGCCGCAACCGCGTCCCACGTCGCGTAGCTGGCGGCGAGGGCGTCATACGACCAGCCCGGCATCCGCATCGGCTGCCCGACGGTGTCCGGCCGGGCCACCTCCTGGACCGACGCGGTGAATGTCCGCGCCTCCTCCGGCGTGGTGTCGACCGCCTCGGCCGGTGAGGCGAAGAGAACGAACTGGTCGGGCCGCCTCGCGGCGCCGCGGGTCTGTAGCAGCCGCACCCCGGGTGTGGTCAGCAGCTCGCGGAGCACCTCGATCTGAGAGTCCTCCGCGTCGATGCTGATCTCCGAGGCGGCGGCCGCGTACACATCCTGCGCCGTCGCCGCGTACCGGGATCCGGCGACGTCCGCGGTGTCGATCCGGGACGACCACTGCAGTTGCGGCCACGAGGTGACCGTGACCCGAGCGGACAGCCCTGGCTCGTCGAGCGACTTGATCCACACGTCGGCCGGAGCCTCCGGCTCGTCGACCGTGACCGACACCGACGACGACGGCCCCTCGGTCCCGTCCGCCAGGATGGGCGTCGCCGTGTAGACGACGGCCACCCCGAGCGGCGCCTCGTGGTCATACGCGGCGCCTACGCCCTCGATCGCCCACGCAGTGTCCGCCGACCGCACCGGCACCGGAACGGCGCCCGGGTCGGTACGCATGATCCGCACCTTGCGGACGTCGGCCGCGTCCGCATAGGGCGTGTCCTGCCGGTAGTCGACGCCCAGCAGCACACCCGCATACGTCGTATCGACGCTGGCCGTCAGCCATCCGTCCGGGCTGACGGCCGGGGTGGGCGGGGTGATGTGCGGCGCGGACGGGTCCACGATCATCGGCATCCCGCTGCTCCCTTCTCTACTTGGTGCCGGAGCGGACCTTGCGCCGCACGGCCGTGAGGCCGGCGTCGACACGTGCGTCTGCCTTCTCCTCGACGTAGGCGCCGAGCTCGCGGCCGTCCTCGAGGACCAGGCGCAGCCGGGTACCGGAGGCGAGAGCCCCACCCGCGACGCCTGCGGCGGTGTACGAGGCGGGCGACACGGCGGGGACCTCCGGCACCGCGGCGTCCGCGACGCGCGCAGCCGAAGCCGCCACGCTGGCAGCCATGTTGTCCAGGCCCACGCCGACACCGGCGCCGGTCATCTCGCCGACCCACTGGGTGACCCTCGACGGAGACTTGATCTTGAGCTTCTTCTTGATGCTCGCGACCAGCCCGTCGCCCAGCTTGTTCATCGCCGCCTGGAGTTCCTTCTCCTGGCTCTTCAGCCCGGTGAGGAAGCCCTTGCTGGCGTTCTTGCCGGCGTCGAACATGGCGTCCGCCATGGTGTTGCCGTAGCTGGTGGTCAGCTTGGCGCCCGACTTGGCCAGCGCGTTGAGCTGGGCGAGCTGGGCCTTGTTCGCTCCGGAGACCAGGGTGGCGAGCGTGCTCTCCGGGCCCATCGCGACCAACTGGCTGATGAGGTCCTGGTTCAGGCCCTTCTTGGACAGCCCGGAGATGGTGGCCTGGGAGGCCTTCAGCGTGGACTGCCGCTGCTCCATGCCCATGATCAGGTCGGCGACCGATCCGGAGTCCTGCAGATTCGACAGCCCCAGGAAGTCGGCGGCCGTCTTCTTCTGGTCGGACGCCGCGGTCTTGGCCGCCTCGAACCGGGAGTCGACGCTGTCCCTCTGCTTGGCCAGAGCCTGCAGCTTCGAGGACGCCTTGGTGCTCGAGTCGGCCAGGCCCTTGGCCGAACCGCCGGCAGCCTTGAGGTCCTTGGTCAGCTCGTCGAACGCCTTCTTGATGTCCGACGCGCTGGCCGTCAGGACCTTGCCCACCGACGACAGATCGCCCGGCAGGTCCTTCCGGGCAGAGGCGGCCTTGGCCTTGCTGGTGCCCTTCGCGAAACCGCGCAAGCGCCCCAGCCCGGATGCCATACCCATGGACGTCGCCGAGTCCCATACCGTGGCCCCGCCCGGCCCGAGCCGCATTAGCTCGGGACCGTTCTCGCCGACCCAGAAGATCTCGCCCGCGCGCGGGCTTCCGCCGTTCGCGTACCCCTTGGGCGACTTACTGGCGTTGGCCTGCTGGACGCGCGTGATGTTGCCGTACCGGGAGACGATGTACCGGATTGCCGCGGCCACGTTCGCCACCGGGTCCAGGATTCCGCGGCTCTTGAGCGACGCCGGGACGTAGGCGTTGAACGTTCCGGGGATCGTTTGGGCCAACCCTTGGCTGGGGTGGCCGGCCTTGGCATTGCTGTCGGTGCGGTTGACCGCCGAGGCGTTCCAGCCGGACTCGCGCGTGATCAGCGTGTTGAGGCCGGACAGCCATTGAGCCAGCGTGCCGGGCGGCGGCACCCCAGCGGCCGACAGGGCCCGCTTGATGATCGCGGCATGCTGGCCGGACGGGATCTTTCCTCCGCCGAAGCTGTCGCTGGCTCCCTTGTCGTCCGCCTCCTTGGCGTAGCCGAACAGGGAGTCGATCATGCTGTTCGGGATCTTGGCGATCATGTCGCCGATCCCCGATCCCAGGCCCGGGATGTTCCTCAACAGCGGCCGGACGACGGCGTTGACACCGGCTTTCGCCGATGCGGCCAGAGTGTCCTTAAGCCAGGACGCCCCTTCCTTCACCTTGTCCCAGGCCGCCGACCCCCACCCGGCCACCGTGGACCCGGCACTGCCGATCCAGCCGAACAGACCGCCGCCGTCCTTGAACCCCGGCAGCGCGCCGCGGCCGCCGGCCGCAGCCCAGTTACGCAGGGCCATGACCGCCCCGTGACCGCCGGCGCCCTTCACCTCGCGCGCCGTCCACACGTGCTCGTTCTTGCTGAGCCACGCAGGGACATCGTCGCTCGTCTCGGTGCCCGCGCCGAACACGGGGCCGCCGGTGGCGAACTTGAACTTGTTCAACTTCGGCGCACCGAACGCGCCCGCGACCTTGTTCCAGACGCCGACGATGCCCTTGTTGTAAACGGTGTCGATGATGAACTGGACGGGGGCTTTCGCGATCGCCTTCACCTTGTCCCAGGCCAGCTTGATGGCGTCCTTCGCCGTACCGAACGCCTTGCCGACCTGACCGATCGCCGTCTTCAGCGCGTTGAGGGCGGGCTTGATCCCCGAGTTGTAGACGGTGGAGATCACCGACTGGATGCCGTGCATGGCTGGTGCGACGGCTGCGGTCCACAGCGACTTGGCCCCGGCGCCGACAGCCTTCAGCCCGCCGACGAAGAACCCGAAGATCAGCTTCGCCCCGGCCCAGAGCAGGCGCAGCCCGGCCAGCACGAGGTCGACGACCGGAGCGATCGCCGCGTCGTACAGCCACATTGCTCCCGCGCCGACCGCCTTGAACCCGCCGACGATGTACCCGAAGGCCACCTTCAGCCCGGACCACAGGAGCACGGCACCGGCAGCGATCCAATCGAAAGCCGGTTTGATCGCGTGCGTCCACAGCCAGGGGAAGATGTAGGCGAGGGCCAGGACGCCGAGCGTGATCGGCAGGAAAACTGTGAGGGCCAGGACGACGGCCAACACCTTGCCGGCGACCACGATGAAGTTGAACGTCGGCTTGATCACCGACGCCCAGAGCCACGTGAACGCCGCACCCAGGGCCGACAGCCCGGCCATCAGCCCGGCGAACGCTGGCTTGAGGACCGAGTTCCAGACGAACATGGCCGCCGTCTGGATACCCGCCCAGGCCGCCTGCACGATCGACCGGAACGTCTCGCTGCGCTGGTACGCCACGATGAGCGCGGCGCCCAGGGCGAGGATCGCCGTGATCACCAGGATCACGGGGTTGGCGTTCATGACCGCGTTGAACGCGATCTGCGCGATGGTGGCTCCGCGCTGCACGGCGGTCCACGCCAGGATCGCGCCGCGGTAGATCGAGAACACCGCAGTGGTCGCAGCCGTGGCGATCTGCTGGGCGAGGATCGCCGCGGTGAACCCGACGACGGCGATGCCGATGGGGATCAGCCAGGTGCCCATGTCGCGCAGCCAGTTGACCACGCTGGTGCCGGCGCTCCACAGGCCCATGAGCGCGGGCATGAGGAGCGACGCTGCTGTGGTCGCAATGGCCTTGAGCGGCGGCAGGAGCACCCTGTTGGCGAACCCGCCGGCGCGTGCGAGGACGGGCAGGACCTGGCCGCCGAGGACGTTGACGAAGGCCTGCTTGAGGCTTCGCTGAAAGACGGTGACTTCGTGGGCAGGCCCGCTGTGGAGGTCCTTGCCGAGTTGCTTGGCCGACCCGGACACGACCCCCATGGACTGGACGGCCTTGGACGGGTCCAACTTGAAGAGGCTAGTGCCGAGTTCCTCGGCCTGGGTGCCGAACAGTCCGACCGCAGCCGCCTGCTGTTTGACCGGGTCCTTCATTCCCCGGAGCTTGTCCAGGACTGTCTGCAGTCCGGCCGTCGCGCCCTTGCCGCCCTTGGCGATCTGCGACGACATGTCCGTCGCGCTCAGCCCCAGCAGCTTGTAGGCGTCCTGACTGGACTGCGACATGTCGATCGACCGGATCGAGAACTCCTTGAGGGAGTCCGCGACGATGTCCGTGTCGCGGGCACCGCCCTTGAGACCCTGCGAGAACAGGCCGAGCGCGGTCTTGCTGTCGAGGCCCAGCTTCTTGAGCTGGACCGGGTACTCCTGGAAAGTCTCCAAAAGATCTTCGGCGTTCGGGCCCAGCTTCTGGAACCCGGTGGTGACGACGTCGAGCGCCGCTTCCGCGTTGGGCGCCAGGCCGTTCTTCAACTGGGCGGAGATGGCCTGCGACTGCAGGCTCATGTCCGTGCCGAACGTCGTGGCGACGTCTGACATCTGCGCGGCAATGGACTTGAGCTGCTTGTTCGTCGCGTCCGGTGGGGCGAGCCCGCCCGACACGACGGCCCGGACCGCCTCGGCGCCAGCGGCGACGTCCTCAGTGATGCCCTTCGCGTACAGCTGTCCGGCGATCTTCCCGTATCGGGCGGCGTCGCTGGCCGTCGCACCGAGCTGGCCTTTCAGCGTGGAGGCGATGTTCGCCTGGTCCATCGCCTCGCTGATGCCCGCCACGAGCAGGGCGCCTGCGGCCGCACCGGCGGCGGCCGCGCCGACGAGGAGCTTGTCCTTGAGCCCGCCGCCGGCCTCCTCGCCCGCCTCGTTGCCCGCGTCGGCAGCGGGGCCGATGAGCTGGCTGCGCAGCTCCGACGAGATGCCCCTCACCGAGGGGATGACCTGCAGGGTGGCATAGCCGACGTTGGGCATAGGGCACCCCCGTGTTCAGTTGTCGGTCAGGTGATCTCTCCCGCTGCCAGCGCCCGGCGCCGATCGGCGGCGCGGGTGAGGGCGGCCTTTCGTCTGGCCATCCGCTCTGGGGAGTTCTTGTCGCGCCCTTGGCCGATGCCCGGTCGGGTCATGGGAGTGGGCGGCTTGGCCTGCTTGGACGGCTTGACGCCGTCGTTCGACCGCTGCCAGTTCGCGATCCGTAGCTCGTCGATCGTGATTGCCTGCAGGTGTTCCTGCAGACTCCACAGTCCGTCGCTGTCGCCCATCGCCAGTCTTGTGCGGGCGCGTGGAGGGAGCTGGCGGACGTAGCCGCCGAGCTCCCGCCACGTCAGCAGCGGCCGGCCGTATGGGTCGCGTGCGAACAGGTCCGACAGGCGGATCCCGTAGTGCTCGCGGAGGTCGGCCTGGACTGCCTCGCCGTGCTCGCTCAGGAGCCGGACGAGGCCGAGGATTCCCCCGGCTCCATCCCACAGTGCTTCTGCCAGGCCTTGAAGAGCGGCATCAGCTTGTACTGCGGCATGGGCACCTTGCGAAAGTCGGCCCACTCATCGCCGAGGGCCAGGCGCAGGGAGCCCATGACGGCGTTGGCTTCGCCGCTGTCGGCGGCCGCCAGGAGCTCCCAGCAGTCCAGGTCCTGCATGTGCTGGAAGGTGAAACGGCGTCCGTCCCAGTGGACGCGGAACGGGGTGGAGGCCACCTCGGCCTTGACTGCGTCGAGGTTGAAGTCAAACGGCTCGTTGTCGGCCGGCTTGTTCGCGGTTCGGGTGGTGCTCATCGCGGTTACTCGCTCTCGTCTGCAGGTTGGGTGATCTGGATGTTGCGGGCGGGCAGGGTGAGCCTGACCAGCCCGGAGCCGTCGGGCTCCAGAGCCACTTCGATGCGGTCGGCCTGGACCATCCACGGGAACGGCTTGCCGTCGATGTCGACGGATCCGCCCGGCTGGACGCGCATCGTCTCGGCGACGGGTGCGGCCTCGGTGCAGAAGCGGGGCGCCGCCTCCTGGATGAGGGTGGCGACGACCCTGCTTCGCAGGCTGCGCGGCAACTCGCCGCCGTCCTTGATGAGCCCGAGCTCGACGGCCTTCGCCCGGATCTCGGGTTCGGTGAACTGAACCTGCATGGTGCGACTCCTCGCGGTTCGGTGCGTGTACCGGGGGCGCGCCCGAACCGCGACGAACCTCCGCGCCCCCGGCGATTCAGGCCGTGACGGTGACGGCGCAGGTGTCGGTCTGCCCCTGGTAGGTGGCGGTGACGGTCGCCGAACCCGGGTCGACGCCGGTGACGAAGCCGGCGGAGACGGTGGCGTCGGCGGGCGAGGACGACACCCACGACGCCAGCGAGGTGACGTCGGCCGTGCTGGCGTCGTCGTAGGTCGCGGTCGCCGTCAGGGCGCCGATCTCGCCGTCCGCGATGGTCAGGGTCGACGGCGTCACGGACAGGCTGGACAGGATGGGGGTGGTCTGCCGGGTGAACAGGACCCCGCCGCCGGTGGGGTAGATCGTGGCGGCGAACGTCATGCTTTCGAGGTCGGCTTCGTTCTCGCCGTGGTCGCCGTCCAGGGAGACCTCCGCATAGTTCGCGGTGATCAGGCGGCGGACCTTGTCGCCCTCACGGGTCTCGAACGCGACCAGCACCTTCGCCGGGCGAGGCACCTTGATCTGCGTCGCGGACGAGCCCGGCCACAGCAGGCTGTAGGTGGTCTCGTTGTCCTCCAGCGCGGTGAAGGACTTCGTCAGCTTGAAGTGGTTACGGGACGTGCGGACGAGGATGCCGCCCCACGCGAACTTGTCGTCGGTGTCCTCGTCGCGGGACTCGGGGAATCCCTCGTCGCCGTCGAGCAGGCCGACGAGGTCCCAGTCGCCGCCGAAAGGCGTGTCAGCATCGGCGGGCAGGGTGGCGGAGAGATTGGACGACACGTATACGTCGGCGTCCGTCCACAGATTTGCCTTCAGCGGGTCGCCGGCCACGGCGTCCTCCTCATGTCGGTACAGGGGGTTGAGTCGCGGTTCGGCGTATGGAGTTATGCGAGGACGTCCGCGCGCACGTTGACGCGCACGGTGAAGGTCGACAAGTCGACCCCCGAGTCGGGATCGGTGCCGGGCAGCGGGCCTCCGTTGGGGCGGACCGCGGACAGCACGCTTCCGTCGTGGCAGACGAGCAGCCCCTGGCAGAGCATCGCCAGGTCGTGAGCTTGGTCCGCGTCCTCGTGCCACACCGTGACGCGCAGCAGCACCCGCGACATCGCCATCGAGGAGTGCGGGGCATCGCCGTCCTTGCGGACCAGCACGTACCGGAACTGCTCCTCCGGTGAGCGGCTGGGGGGCACCCGGGTGCCGACGGTGGCGTCGGCTGCGAACGGCTCCGGCCGCCCAGCCAGAGCCGTTCGCAGTACCCCCGCACCCGCGGCTTGGGAGTCCTTGAAGACGAGCAGCCGCTTCACCGCCCGCCCCACGCCTTGAACTCGATCCCGGCCTCCGCTACCGAGCGGGTGAACACGCCGTCGCGGGCCTGCCAGCCCATGCCGCGCGCGTGCGCGATGGTCACGCTGGCCGCGCCACGGTCGGTGGTGTAGGCGCGGATCTGCACTGGTGTGCCCGGGGGCAGCTTCGCGCGCACGCGGGCGCGGATGTCCTCGGCCGCCCCGTCGACCATCTGCCGGACGCCGTCACTGCGGAGTACCTCGCGTATCCCGCGGATGTCGAGCTCGAACTTCTCCAGCACGGCAGCCTCCTATCCGGTGGCGCGCACCATGACGAACTCGATGTGGTGGACGGTGTCGGTGAACAGCTCGGGCCAGCTGGCGACTTCGCCTTCGACCTCGTACAGCTGGCCGCGCCATTCGATGCGGTCCGTTGCCCGGATGTCGGGGGCGGTGCCTTCGGTGGACTGCACCCGGTACCCGGTGATGACCGAGTCGCGCTGCTCGTCGACCGTCTCGGCCGCCGTGTTGGCCTGGGCGCTGGGCTGGATGTTCAGCCCGGTCACGGTCAGCCGGTTGACCGCGCCGGGTGACCAGTCTGGGACCGTGTTGCCGCCCCGGTCGGTCTTGGTGCTGGCCCGGACCCGCACGACGCTCTGATTGAACATCATCAGGCATCGCTCCCCGTGCGGACCTTGTGCCGAGCCACGGCCTTCGACCACTGGTCCGAGACGCCGACCGCGGCCGTCGCCCCGAACGTGACCGACTGGCCGCCGACAGCCCGCGACTGCACGCCCGGCACCACGGTGAACATCGTGCGGGCTTGGTCGATGACCGCCTCTTGGACGTCTGCGGGAATGTCGTCCAAGGTGGGACCCCAGCCGTGGCTGTACACCACGTCGAGGCAGCGCAGGCGATCCGGCCAGTACAGGCAGCCCAGGCGGCGCAGCATGCCCGCCTCCGACCATGCGTAGTCCGTGCCCTCGACGAGCGCCTCGCCGTCGAGTTCGACCGACGCCACGGCGGTCGTCGGCCACACCGGCAGCAGTAGTGACTCGCGGCCGTTGCCGTCCAGCGTCACCTCGTCATTGGCGACGAGGTCCACGTTGTGGCCGACTGCCCCTCGGAAGCGGCGAGTGGCGGCCTTCAGTGCGGCCAGCAGCTTCGGGTCGTTGGGCGGCTTGCCCAGCCACACGGACAGTTCATCGGGGTCGGCCAGGAACTCAATCGCCACCGCCCTCGCCGCCCTTACCGCGCGGCGCGCGGGCCTTGTTGGACGACGTGGTGCGCGCCTTGTTCTGGGCCACCGCCGCGGCCTTCCCCTCGGCCGACGGCGCCGCGTCGGCGAGGTCGTCGTCCGTGAGGCCGCGCAGTTCGGCGTCGGCCGCATTCAGCTTGAGGACCGTCTCGTGGCCGGCGTCGGTGGTGAACCGGTACTTGTTCAGCGGACCGCCCACAGCGGCCACCTCCTGATCAGGGATGTCGACAGGTGTGACGGTCGAGGGCGGGCCGCACGCCGCATGCTCGGCGCCGCACGGGCACCGCCCTCGAGCCGTCTGCCGGGTGAACAGGGTCACGGTGCGAGCAGGCCGGCGGTCCGCAGTGCCGCGAGCAGTCCGTTGACCTTGGTGCGCAGCGCCAGGTAGTCGGCGCGCAGCGCGTCGTACTCGGCCTTCGTGGGGTTGGCGCCAGCCGCTACCACTGAAGTGGCCGCAGTAGCGTCGGCGACCGCAGCCGCCTGCTTACCCTCGCGGGCGGCGCCTGCCGCCGGGTTGAGGTATGCCATGTCAGCCTCCTCAGGCGGTCAGGTCGATCTCGACGAACGCGTTCGGCTGGATCACGCCGAACGCGGCCCGCATCTCGGCCAGGATGGCGACGAGGTTGCGGACGAAGAAGTCGAGGTGGCTGTCGGTCATCTGGATGGTGGCCTGCTCGCGGTCCCACAGGATCGCCTTGCGGAAGTCGCCGACGTAGCCGGTGCCCGACGGGACGGCCTCGGTCTCGATGACCGGAAGCCCCCACAGGGTTCCGGCGCCGCCCGTGCCAGCCGGGCCGCCGAAGTAGAAGCGGGCCTCGTTGTCCTGGAGAAGGTCCAGGGTCTCCAGGTCGGTGGGGTTGAGCAGGTAGGCGTTGGCCATGGACCGGCCGACGGTGCGGACCTTCGTCTTGGCCTTGCGGGTGGTGGTCAGCGCGTTGGTGTCCCAGGCCTGCGCCTGGACGCCGGACACGTTGCCCAGGCCCTCGAAGTTCTCGCCCGTGTTGTCGCCCTGAATCATCTGATCCTCGAGCTCTTCCTCCAGGCCGTAGCGGAGGAAGGCGTCGATCAGGGTGCGGATCTGTGCCGCGTCGGACAGGGCCCGCTTGGTGACCGGCATCCAGTGCGCGATCGTCTTCACCGCGGCGGTGACCTTCGCCAGGGCGAGGCCGGACTCCGGCTTGTAGCCGCCGCCCGCGTTGTTCACGAGCGCACCGGCACCGCCCGGGGCGGTCGGCGCCGCCGAGGACGTTGCCTCCGCCACGGGGGCGGCGCTGTTCGTCACCGAGGTGACGCGCACATACTCCACCGTGTCCGAGGTGGTCGTGCCGTTGGTGACCACGTCCCGCATCCGCAGCGGACGCTGGAACACGTCGATGCCGACCTGCAGGCCTCGGTAGTCGTTCTGGACGAACGCGCCGCCGGAGGTGTCCGAGCCGCCGGTGACCAGGCTCTTGACGCCGAACATCTCCGACTGCACGCGCTGCTTCGCGCCGAACGTGCCGCCGCGCGCCTGGGACAGCAGGCCCTTGTATTCGGCGGACTCGGTGAACTGCTCACCCAGGGACTTGCCGCGCTTCGGCAGCTCGAACCCGGAAGCGGTGCGCCGCTGTCCGTCCTCGTCGGTCTTCGCGTTCAGGGCGATGTCGTCGCCGAGGTCGGCGAGCGCCTTCTTCAGTTCGTCGTTGCCCTTGAGCTTCTCGATGTCGCTCTTGGCCTCGGTGGCCTTCGCCATGTGCTCGCGCAGCTGGCCTGCCTCGTCGGGCGTGAAGTCGCGGTCCCCGTCGTCCTCGGCCGCCTTGGTGATCTGGCGTGCTTCGAGGAGGTGGTGCTTCATGAGCTCCTTGAGCTCGTCGATCTTGCTGGGCATCTGTTCCTCATTCCGTGAGCGAGGCCTCAAGCTCCGCAAGCTGGAGGCGGGTGCGCAGACGGGCAGAGGCGGCTCCGGCCTTGGCGGCGTCGTCCGACGCTTCGCGGGGGTCCGGCGTGGTCTCGTCCTCGGTGCTGCTGGTGGATCCGTCCTCGGTTCCCTTGGCGGGCGGGGTTGCTTCGGGCTGAGCGGGGGGCGTGTCGCCCGCGGCTGCCTCGGCTCCCGGCTGGCCGGGCTCGTCGGCCGGCTGTTCGGTGGTCTTGCTCTTCTCCGGCGTCGCGGACGCCAGTACCTCGCCGATCGCCGCATGGGCTTTCGAGAGGGAGTCGTAGTTCGCCTGGCTCAGGACGCGTCCGGCCTTGGCGCCGGACGCCAGCCCGAGAGCCTTGGCGGCGATCAGCTCGGTCTCCTGGTTCGCGCCCACCAGGCACGGCCCGACTTCGTGGAGCTTGAGGCGGCGAAGTTCGTAGTAGCCGCCCCACTGGTGTTCATCGTCCGTGACCCACGCGCCTTCGCTGACGTCGTAGGCGAAGCTGAACTGCGTGACGCGGCGTCCCTTCAGGAGCCGGTACACCTGGGCTGCCGTCGGGTTCGTGTCGAGGTCGTCGATCTGCCCGGTGACCTCCAGGCCCTGCAGGGTCTCCGTCGCCTTGAGCACAGTGCCGACGTGAGCGAACGGGTCGCCCCATGCGTGGGACCAGATGACAGGGATGGGATCGCCCTTGGCTCCCCACTCCGCCAGAGTCTCCGTGAACGCCCCGGGCCGGACGATGTCCCCGACCGAATCCTCGTTGCCGAACACCGACACCAGGGCCATGAACTGCCCCTCGGCCAGCCCGTCGGCGACGCCCGCCGCCTTCACACGAGCGGTGAAATCCTTGGTAAGCACGGCGTCATTCCTCCTTCGCATAGTCGAGAGTGCAGTTGCAGTTCACGAGCTCTTTCGTCTCGCCTCCGCTGTCGCCGGGCCAGCGCAGCCCGTTGGAGAACACGTCGTCCAGTCCGACGGACTCGCCGTCCTGCGCCTTGTGCGAGGGCCGCGGGTTACGGCCGCCGGTGCGCCAGATCTTCTTGGTCAGACCCGACGCGGACGCCGCGTCGTGCCCTCCGAAGCTGCGCAGTTCGGTGGATGCCGTCGCCGCCCGGATCACCGCGGCCGAAGTCCATGCGACCGCGGCCCCCTGCAGCGCTTCACGCCAGCCTTCGGCGCCTTCCTCCTGCACGCGGGTGACGGCTTTGAGGCCGGCGTCCTCGTGCTGGGCGGCATGCGTCTGCGCGGCGGCCAGGATCCACGCGAGCATCACTTCGGCGGACCAGTCCTCAGCGTCCGGGTTGTGCACTTCGAGGACTTCCCAGGCGCCGAGCTGCGCCAGCTGGTAGCCGTGGTCGGCGAGCAGGGCTTCGAGCTGGGCGAGCCGGTCGGCCGATCCAGCGGCCCACAGGGCGATAAGGTCCGGCATCCCGTCGGCCTTCGCGCCGGCCGCCGTGAGCAGTCTGGCCGCGGCCCGCTCGGTGAACTTCACCAGGGCGGCCTCGAGGGCGTCCCGCTGGCCTTGCAGAGTGCCGAGCTCAGATGGCCTGCCGCTCTTGACCAGCGCCAGGCCGCGCCCTTTTGGGAGCGCCTCCGGCTCCGGAGCCGTATCCCGGGGCGACGCCAGCCCGCCCTCGGTGACGTTCATCGGCGTGATCAGCGAATCCCCACCCTCGATGCTGGGGAGGTTGTTGCGGGCCCGGGTCTCGTTCACCGTCATCCACGGGCGGCCCGTCGCCGTCGACGCCGCAACCGCCTGTTCCTCGAACGAGCCCCGCAGCTTCGAGTCGATGTTGAACTCGCAGTACACGTCCGCGTTGTTGCCGGGCAGGTCGGAAAGGACCTGCGCGGCGATCTCCTGCTGCAGCATCACCATCCACGGACCGAGCGTGTCCTGGTACAGGTGGGCGTGCTGCTCCTTGATGTTGGAGTAGGTGGCGTGATCGAGGATCCCGATCAGCGGCGGCGGGATGAAATACGCCGCCGCGCACTCCTCCCGGGTCAGCTTGCGTGCCTCGATGTACTGGGCCTGCTCCGGGTTGAAGCCGACCGCCTTGTAGTCCATGCCGTCTTCGAGGATCGGCGTACCACCCTCGGCGCCACCCCCGGAGGCGAACGTCCGCCACATCTCCCGGAAGCGCTTCTTCTCCGGCGGCCCCCACTCGGGTGCATCGGCCGGGCGAACGAGGACGCCCGTCAGGCGGGCCCCGCTCTTCCACATCTGCGCCCGCTGCTTCGCCGCCTCCGACGACTCCAGCAGCAGCTCACGCAACGACTCGATCGGGGACGACCCAACCGTCAGATTGTCAGGCGCGTAACCGTGGATATGGATGACCTCATCCACCGCGAAGTCCCGGCCGCCCGCCGTCTCGTAATACTCGGGACTGATCCAGTTCCCGCCGTAAGGGCGGATCAACGAGGGCGGCACCGGCAGGATCCGAAGCTGCCCGTTCAGCTTCAGCTTGATCCCGAACCAGTCGTCGTACAGGGCGACATCCGACACGATCCGCTCGACGAAGCGGTACTGCGTCAGGCCCGGCATCGGCTCCGCCAGCAGCCGCGGCAGCGGATGATCCGTCAGCCGCTCCCGGTCCGTGTCGCTCACCCGGCGAAACGTGTGAATCCCCAGCTGTGCGATGTTCCGGGCGAGGAAGCCGATGACCGTCCGCACCTGCGGCTGCGTGCGCCAGATCGTCTCGTACTCCCACGGCGCCGCCGGCAGCGGCATCGCCGCGTAGCCCGGGGTGACGCCGGCGCCAGTGACCGCGAGCTGGCCGGAGGAGACCACGAACGCCATCAGACACCGCCCGTCGCCAGCACCTGAGTGAACTCGATCCGATGCCGCTCGATGACGACCTCACCGTCCATGGGCTGGCCGACCCGGCCGGGCTCCAGCAGCTCCGCGTCGCGCAGGACCAGGAGCGGGCCGCGCTTCGCCCACAGCACCCCGGAGAACGCCTTGTCCGCCAGGTTCACGACGACCCTCGTGCGCCCCGCGGTGCGACGCCAGGCGAACATGCGGCCTCCTCTCGGCGGCCGCTACACGACCATGATTTCCTCGTCGTCCGCGTAGCGGGACTTCCGCCGCGGCGGCCGGGCCACGACCTCAGCCATGGCTGTGGCCAGCGCTGACACACCGTCGATCTTGTCGCCGCTGTTGGCCTTGTCCGGCTTCACGTTGCCTGCCGGGTCCATGGCCACGGCCAGGTTGTCGACACACCAGCGGGCCACCGGGTGGCCGCCATGCCGGAGCGCCGGAACCTCGACCGTGCCCTGCAGGGTCAGCCGCTGGATCTCCTTCAGGACCGGCGACATCGTCGCGAAGCCCTGCCGGACCTTGACCATCGGAGCCCGCTCGGACACCAGGTCGTTCGTCAGCTGCGACGCGTTCCACGGGTCGTAGCCGATCGACTTGACCTTGAACAGGTCGCGGTCCCGGCGGATCTGCTC